GCTTGAAAACGGGAGTGACACGTTGCCGAACGTCCGAAAGTGCAGCAACGCTCAATAGGTGTAAGGCGCTCATTGCGACACCGCCAGCAGCTCGAGGCCGCGCCGCGTGCCAAGCTCGACCAGGCCGATGATCTGATAAGTCTCGCCGTTGTAGGTCACGCGGTCAGCTGTGGTCACGCCGTCCAGATACCAGAGCCGGAACGTGGCGCGGTTGGTGGCACCCTCTCCGGCGCCGGTCAGGTAGTCTTCGGCGCCAAGCTGCACCAGCTCGGCACGCACGGTGGCGTAGGGCGCCCAGGTCTCTGACACCGCGCCGGATGGGGCGACGGCCTCGACCTTGCGCTCTAGGGTGATCTGACGTGTCAGCTTGCCGGGGTTGATCATCGCGCTCATGGCTTCACGCCCTCAAATAGGACAGCAATGTCGGATGTCAGAATTTCCATCGGATCACGGCCTCCAAAGACATGACGCCGTGCGTCATCGACAGCTCTGGCTGAACGTCACGCAGCCAGGTCACGCGGGGTTGCTCCATTTGGTCGACGTGCAGCTCAGCGGTGCCGGTGAAGCCGATCAGCGCTTGTGTGATCTGCCAGCCGATCGCTTTGGCGGTGTCGGGTCCGTCTTCGAGCGCCCAGATGTGCAGGTCGAGGTGGACGCGGGCGCAGAGCTGCGAGCCGGATGCCTGGCCTAAAAACTCAGTCTGAGCGTTGGACATGATCACGCAGGGGCGGCCGTCCGGCCGGTGCCAGCCAGCTCGGATACACTCCGGCCGCACAAGCGCGATGACGGCCGGCGAGGCGATCAGCTGGGCGCGAACTGCGGTTTGGAACTCGACAGAGGGTTCAGTGATCATCATGCACCGCCCATCGCGCGGATAGCTTTGCCGATCGCCCTGGCGATGCGAGCCTCGACCTTGCGCTTGGCCAGCCGGAACGCTGGCAGCATGAAGGGCTTCGGCTCGCTGTGAACGGTGCCAAACTCGATCAGGTGGCCGTGCCGCATGTTAGGATTGCCAACGGTGACAGCTGCCATGTTAGGGCCAAGGGTCTCGCTGCCGCCGCCGGCTGCATATTTGGGCGTCGTGCCACCAGGGCCAGTAACCTCGATCGAGTCGATCAGGTCGCCGGTCTGGCGCGATGCTTCAGCCAGGCCGCGCATGTTGCTGGCCACGTCTTCAGCGGCTTGCACCAGGACGGGGCGTAGGGCGACCAGGATCTCCTCGGGGATCTTGGCCAGCCGCTTGGCGAGCTTTTCGGATGATGGGTTACGCGGCATTGTCGCGCCCTGTCACGGCCAGCCGGTAACTCGACAGCAGCTCGCGGATGCCGAACGGGACGGCCTGCATCGACACGCCGAACGATACGGCTTCGCGCTGGCTGAACCAGTAGGCGGCCAGCTGCAGAACGGCCTCTGTGAGCGGTGCTGGCATAGGGTCTGGCAGGGGCGTGCCGGTGTAGGTCTCGATCCAGGCTTCGGCGGTGGCGAGCTTGTGGTTCAACAGCGCGTCATCGAGGGCGTGGTCTAAATTGAGCTGCGCTTTCAGCAGCGTAAGGGGTGTTATCGTCATAATGTCGCCTTGATTGCGCGAAATAGCCGCATGATATTGAAGCCTAAGGTTGTGTAAGTATGAAGAATTGGATGGGCGATTATTGCCAAGGACCGCGATGTCACTTTTGCTCTCGGCCCGGATTGACGGCGACGTGCACCTGCACCGTCACGGGGATGCGCCGAAGCCCGCTGAGAAAGCTGATTGATGTATTCACAAGAAGCGTTTGCGGCTTCATTTCGAGCATTAAGGGTCGCGGATAAGCATTCGGCCAAGGTCATGCTGCGCAGTCCTGTGAAAAGTTTATTTCGGTGATCGGGCGTGCGAAAGAGTTCCCGCCGGTCCCAAATTTCTGGGCCAAGTTATAAGGCACCCCCGGGGTCTGTGCGTCATCGAGGGTGAGGCCGCGACGGGCTAGGAGGGTCGCCTTGTCGCCGTGTCGCGTTAGTGGCGTCGTCAGCATTGCCTCGACGGTCCAGCCATGTTTGCGGCGCTGGCAGAGCGTTGGCAGTGAGACGCCTACGATCTTGGCCCATTCTGCGAGCTTCAACGTCTGGCCTTGGTAGGTCAGCGTCACAAAGGTGCGGCGCGATTGCTTCGGCTTGGGTTCGTGCTTTGGCTTTGGTTCGCGCTTCGGCTTGGGTGTTAGTGCAGCTTCGATCGACCAGCCTTTGCGCAGCCGTAAATGGATTGTCATATGACTCACGCCGATGATGCTCGCCCAGTCGTAGATGGTGCGGGTCTGGCCGTTGTGCGTGAGCGTCTGAGCTGGGCGGGGCTTTGCCTTGGGTGCTGGCTTGGGTGCTGGCTTGGCTCGTGTCTGTTTGGTGATCTCGCGTTTGCACCCTGCCAGCTCTGCCGATGTGGGTGCTTTGGCGATCTTGCGGCTGACGTGTTCGCGCACGGCGTCAGGATTGAGGCCGGCCAGGTAGCAGACCTGATTAAAGCCAGCGTTGGGGTGCATGATGTAGCGACGCGCACGCTCATTGTCATTCATGCGTGAGACCGTGTTCTGACTGCCGATCACGGCGACGCCTTCGACAGCATCGGTGACAGCAGCATAAAGCACTTCGGACCAGAGGGCTTGTTCAGGGGTCATTGGTTCGCTCTTTCGGTGCGCTGTTTGTGCGCGTTGTGATGGTGCGTGCAGAGGCTCTGCCAGTTGGTCTTGTCCCAGAATTTGCCCTGATCGCCGCGGTGCGGAATGATGTGATCGACGGTTGTCGCCTGGGCGTTGCAGCTGGGATGGGCGCAGGCGGGGAACATGGTCAGCCATTCCAGGCGAGCCTTGCGCCAGGCTGCGTTGTAGCCGCGTGCGCTGGCGCTCAGCCGGTTGGCGTCATGGCGTTTATTGCGGGCGCGTTGACTGGCAATCTGACAGGCGCAGCTGACACCGTGCGGCACGATGCGGCCACACTGGCAGAGGTGGGGCGGGCGGCTCATAGTCTGGCACGCAGTGCGTGTAGGCCGGCGCGGTCAAATTCGGGATCGAGGCCCAGGGCTTCGTTTTGCTCGCGTTGCTCTGGCGTGGTGCCGGTCTCGGCTTCGTCTTCATGCGTGCCGGACGTAGCTCTGATGCGCTCGATCAGGCCGTCAAAGGCGTCTGTGATTTCGGTGATGGTCGCGGCCCAGGCGGTCGCGGGTGTCCAGCCTAGCCAGCCGGTTGCGATCTTGTAGAGCTGTGCGAATAGGTCAGCCCAGGCGACAGGCTTGCCGGTCGGCTTGGGCTTGGCCGGGGTGTCATTATCAGTGGCAATGTCAGTCTCATCGCCTGACATCATCAGGGCTGTTAGCAGCTGAACGATGGGTCCGAACGTGACATCGCGGATCGTGCGCAATGGTGTGTTGCGCAGGGCCTCGAGGATCGGCGCAGGGGTAGGCGCAGCGACGTTGATGATCTCGAGCATGGTGGTCAGGTTGAAGGCCTGCACGCGCTCCAGCAGGGCTGGAAAGCCGCCGTGCAGGCGCTCCAATAGGGTTGCGGCCCGCAAAGACGGGGTCAGGGTGACGGCTAGGGTGCCGTGACGCAGGACGATGTCAGATGCGAGCCGCTTGGTCATGACTTAGACGGCCATCCGCAGGCGGCAGAAGCGGTCAGGGTGTGTCAGGTCTGCACCAACGCGCTTGCGTGCGTGGAAGCGAACCTGGCCCTTGGCTGCGATCGTGTAGGGGTCACGCAGGGTGGACAGACCGATGCGATCGACGATGCGATAGCCGGACATGTCGCCAAACAGGATCGGGGCAGCGCCTGCGCCGATGTTGTCCATGTCAGGCATTTCGACGACAGGGCGGCCCAGCAGTGTCGATGGTGCGCCTTGTGTCAGTGGGTTCAGAACCAGGTAATTGCCGGTCGAGTCTTTCCAGGTGCGCACCACGGCCAGCGTGTTGCGGTTCATCATCCAGACAGCGTTTTGCGCGTAAGTCTGGGCGATCTTGTGGAACATGGCGATCAAGATGTCGGCAGGGTTGGACGCTGGGAAGTTGGCAGCGACGCCTGTCTTGATCTCTGCGATCACGTTGGATGCGAGCATGATGCCCTTCGGCTTGGTCACGCCGTCGCCTTTGACGAACGCCAGACCTTCGGAACGGCCAAAGCTCTCAGCGAAGTCATTCAGCAGCTCGCTCTCGAGGCCGTAGGCGTTGTCTTCGAGCAAAGCGTTCGACACGTCTGTGAACGTCGCCAACTCGTGCGGCGTCATGGTCAGCTGATCGAACGTCATGCCGGTCTCTGTGCGGTCAGCAGTCTCGGCGGTCCAGGTGGCAGAGGTGCCAGTCAGACGGCGCGGGTAGGTGATCGAGGGTGCGCTGATCGTGATGATCTTGGCATACTGCCGGATCGGGCTGAACTCGGACAACAGCTTGATCAGCTCGTCGCCAAACTCTTTCGGTGCCAGGAAGCCGCCGTTTGCGTCGGTGTTGACGGTCAGGGCCTTCACTTCATCGGCGCTGATACGCTCGACGCCGCGACGCAGGAAAGAGTCAAACGCTTTGCTCTCTGTGCTGACAGCGGGGCTGGCGATGTGGACGCCCTGGGGGCGTGCGGCTTTGGCTTCGATGCTATCAAGACGAGCTGTGACAGCGGCAAAGGCTTTGGTGTCAGCTTCGGGCGCATTGGCCGGTGCCGGGGTGATGTTCGCTGCGCCGATTGCGGCGTCGATCATCGCTTGGATTTCTTCTGGGGTCACGTTTGTTTCCTTTGTGGAATTTGATTTGAGGGAGGTGATCTGTGCGCCCGGGTGGCATGGGACAGCGACAACTGAAATTTCGTGCAAGGTCAGGCCGGTGATGTTGCGGCCTTTTGGGTTGCGGGTGGCCTTGGTCGTGACAAAGCCGATCGACAGACCTGTCACGGCTTTGGCTTGGATCATGGCGCGAACTTCGCGCGCACGTTCGACATCGTCGATCAGCAGCCGGCCCTTAACTGTCAGGCCTTCGTCTGTTTCGGTGATGTCATCCCAGACGCCGATGACCTGCCCCTGATCGTGACCGAACAGCATTGGCAGGGTGGCAGGGCTAGAGATTGCGCCTTTGGTGATCACGTCGCCAACGCGGTCAGGCGTGGCAAACGGCCAGGCAAGGCCAGTAATTTCGCCAGCCTCAGTGACACTGAGCTGCGCTTTGATTTCGAGGGTGTCGCCGGTGCTGCCGGCCTTCACGTCGAGGGTGTTCATTCTGGGGTGTCTCCGGTGGCCGGCGCGGTCGTGCCGTTCCAGCGGGCGTCTAAGATGTCCAAGGCCAAGGGGTAGGTCTCGGACAGTGGGCGGTTGCGGGCGTAGGTGTCTGTCAGCAGCATGGCGTTTTGTGGTGTCATGCCGCTGCCGATCAGGCCCAGCCGGATGACCTCGACCAGGTCGGACGCGCTGAACGCCAGGGCGACAGCACGTTGATAGATGGTGCCGATGCCCTGGCCGGTCAGACGCTCAAGCTCGACGATCATTGGATCGGTGAGGGTGAAGGTGTGATCTGCGTCGCCAAAAAAGCCGATGTGCGCGATCATGCTGCGTTGTCCGATTGCTCGGACAAGTCGGACACGTTGGCGCTCGACGTGTTGTCAGGCGTCGTGATGTGCGGGTTATCCAGGGTCTCGCCGTCTGCGTGCTTCGGCAGATTGAGGCCGCCGCGCACCTCGTTTGCAGTCATCACGCCCATCGAGCGATATTGGCCGTAAGCGGTGGCGCGTGCGGCGTGCGAGGTGGACAGCAGGTCTTCGACGTTGAACTCGATGTAGAAGGCTTTGCGTTCCTCTGCGGTCAGCAGGCAACGCGCATAGGCGGCCTGCCATTGGTTCAGCCAGGGGCGCAGCGTGACGGTCAGGAACTGCCGCGCCATTTCTTCGGTGTTCGACCAGGTGCCACGGCTCAGCTCGAAAAGCATTGTAGGCGGGACGCGGAAGGCTCGGGCGATCTCGCGGATTTGCTCGACGCGGCCCTCTTGGAACTGTGCGTCAGCCAAACTCATCGAAAGCTGTTCGTAGCTCATCGCTTCGTCCAGGATCGCGGTCCCGCCGGTAGAGCGTCCGCCGTGGGTGCTAAACCACGATGCGGCGATCTTTTTCTTGGCCTCAACGTCAAGAATTTTGTCGCTCTTGATGATGCCGGACGGGCGAGCGCCATTGGCGAACAGTGCCGCGACGTGGGCCTCATAGGCCAGGGCCAGGGCGATCGCTTCACGCGCCAGCTTGATGGGCGACACGCCAGCGAACGGCTGAACGTGCAGGACATCGGTATAGGCGAGGGCGACAGGGCCGTTGGCAGTGCTGACGATGTAGACCGGCTCGCCGTCT